GTGCTCACCTACCCTTCAAAGATTCCGAAGCCTGTCCGGTTCCTGTATTGTCCGTTCTGATCGCGAAGCCAGCGGATAAATTCATTTCCGTCAATATTTAATACGATATACTGAGGCGAACCACTACCGCCATTTCCAGATTCTTTCAAAGCTTCCATCATTGCCTGTTTCATCGTCGACAGTGGAGATACAACCTCTGTCTCACGCTTGTTATCACCGAGGATTGCTGCAAACTCTCCGGCGTTACGTGGCACGACTGTACCTTTTGCCAGGTACGGAATCTGTGGTGCTGTCATGGTCGGAATTGTAAATCCCCAGGTACTTCCTCCAATCTTAGGTACCCAGTTCGGAACCTTTATCTTCAAATGGTTTAAAACTCCAATAGCTGTATTGACACCTGAGATAATTCCACGAATCATTCCATTAATTAGTGCAATAACCCCATTGATAGGCACTTTTGCAATTCCTACCAGTGCTTCGAACACGCCTTTGAAGATATTCTTTACACCTTCCCACGCACGTTTCCAGTCACCTGTAAATACGCCAACAATAAAATCAATAACTCCTCCAAGAGCTTTTAAGATTCCGGCAACTACTTCCGCTACCGAAGCAAACAATTCCAGAAATACATTGCCAACAATGCTAAGAGCGCTTGCTATTTGTGGAGCCACATTGCCAATAATGAACTTAACCAATGGTACTAATACGTTTTCCCATAGAACTTTCAGTGCATCTACGATTTTTCCGATAAGTTCGATTGCATTATGTATAACATCGCCTACCGGCCCTGCCATGATCTCACTAATCTTAGCTGCTAATTGGTCTAATACAGGCACTATATAGCTGTTGTAGGCATTTAAAAATACTGTGAGTATTTCAGATAGCCCGTTAGCAAGAGAATCGAAGAAAGGCTTGATATGAGCATCATACATGGCAATAAGTTCATCCATAGCAATCTGCCACGCATCCGCGATAGCTGTAATCACTGTTTCTATTGGCTGTAATGTATTCTCAATAGTCTGTTTAATCAGTTCGGCATTTTCCTGTAATGGAACCAGGAGCAGATTGATGGAATCTCTGAGCATCTGCCCGGATAACGTCATTGCCGTCATAATAGTATCTGATATGACTTGTATCACACTTCCTATGATGTTCTGTGTGGTCTGTCCACCAAACACAGAGAATATATCTGCGAAAACTACTGATAAATCACCTATTTCATCTGCGATTTCTCCAGCAACATCAAACATCCTGATGATAAATTTCTTGATTCGGTCAACATTCTTTGACAGATAAGATTCTATTCCCCCAACAAGTGCAGTTGCCAGAGTAAGTCCAACCTTTGCTATTGATCCGGCTATCTTTCCAAGATTCTTAACTACTTTTTTTGCAAATTCTGAAGCAGCTTTCTTGACATCAGGATCCGTAAAAATATCTGTCAGATACTTCTTGATATTCCCAAGGTCGCTGATTAGCTCATTCAGCATCGGCTTGTAGTCTCCAAGTCCCTCAAAGAACCCGCCCTTGAAGATGTCTCCAAGTTCTTTTAGCTTTTTCGCCAGTTTTCCTACTGCGCTGGTTGCCTTGTCTGCTTCGTCTGACACATCAGCAAGCTTTCCGTAGTCCACGTTGCCAATATCCCCGATGCCTATATCTGATATAGCCGGAGTCTTTGTTGAGTCGGACGTGTCTGAGCTATCCTTACCTATGACATTCAACTCGTCAAACGATGCAATGTTCTTCTTCAGTGCCTTATTCTGCTTTTTCAGTGCTCCTGTGCTGTCCTTCGTGGAATCTGTTACATTCTGCGTGGCATCAGCCAGACTATCAGCTCCATCCGCAGCACTGCCATAAGCATCTTCTGTGGCTGACAGATCAGTTCCGGTAAGTCCCGCTCCACTGGCTCCCGTCTGCCCGGATGATTTGTTTCCGGTTATCAGTTCCGTAAAGGACTTAAAAGCATTTGCTACTGTTGCTAGTTTTTCCAGCAATGTGTTAATCACCTTGATAACCGGCGTAAAGATATTAATCAATCCCTGTCCGATCGTTGCTTTAAGAGACTGAATTTGCAACTGCATTACCCTAACCTGGTTCGCCCAGGAGCCGGATGTTCGTGCAAAATCTCCAGAAGCTGCTGAAAGCTGTTCTGTTACGAATTTAAGACGTAATGCAACCTTTTCCTGTTCGGTCATTTTAGATGTGGTCTTGTCATATCCATTTGCCAGTGCATACTGGTCAAGGGCTGTCTGTGTCATTACAACGCCAAGGTCTTTTAAGGTCTCTGTTTCGCCCGTAAACACTGATTTCAGCTTAGTATAAGCCAAGTCCTGACTGATGTTATAGAATGATGCCACATCACCAGTTAGCTGTGTTAGAGCTGTTGACATATCGTAAGCTTGTGCTTCTGAGAATCCGAACGACTTTGACATTGCTCCGAATGTACCGACATACTGCTTCGCCATTGTTTCAGATAATCCGGCTGAGGTCATGGCGTTCTTCGCAAATTCATTAACCTTATCAGACATGGTGGTAAATGTAACATCAACCACATTCTGAACTTCTGCGAGGTCGGAACCGAGTTCCACGCACTCTTTCCCAAACTGTACCAACTTGCCAACCGCAAAAGCCCCGCCAATCAGCAGACCGATTTTTCTTACAGCACTTCCAAGGCCGTTAAATGACTTTTTTATTGCAGACACGCCGTTCTGTACGCCAGACGTGTCCATTCTGGTATCAATAATGACTGAGCCATCAGCAGCCATGTGTCCACCTCCTAACTATTTGAGGTTAAGCATCTCGTTAAGCTTATCTTTATAAGCCTGTTCCTCTTCAGAGAGACGCGTTTTTATATCAATAAGATTCTTGTTATCATGGTAGAATTTCTTTTCCCATTTATCTAATCTTTCGCCAAATGCTTTTTTTGATCGAATCCCGATAACTGTATTAAGCAAGCATTCTCCTGCTTCCATGAAATATGAAAAAAATGTCCACCAATGTATATAAGGTACCGCTCTAACTTCGCTATGAATTACCTTGTTTACCGCCGGAATAATCATTTCCCCGTCCTGTTCCCAGTCCATCAAGCGTGGCTTCGACTTTCCCGAATCGTCGTCCGTCTGTCCGCAGTCAATAAATTCACAAGCCTTCTTACAAGCCTCTTCTACGTTCTCTGGTGGAATGCTTTCCCAGTCTTCATAGAGGATCTTCAGCATTACTATTTTTTTTCCGTAGTTGTCAAGATTCGGGTCGTTCTGTGCAATCAGAATATCTATGATTGCTCGAAAATCCGTTCTGATAGAAAAATCCACCCCACTGATATTTAGTGAGGTGGGTAACTCGTAAGCGGTCATTTTGTGTATTTCTCCGTATACTTATCGACAGTAGCCTGCATTTTTTTCTTTCTTTTTTCGATTTCCGGTGCAATTGCTTCTGAAATCTTATCAAGTATGATATATGCAAAAACCTGACCGTTTGGGAATACAGTTGTCGCGGTGATCGGTTCTTTGAATAAATCCATTGAAGCTTCGTATCCTAACAGATAGTTCATTTTATCTTCAATCTGCTTGTTCAGATCCGCCATTTCTTTACTTGATGTAACCTTCTGAATACTGTCCTGCATCTGTTCGAAAAATGGTTCGATTTCCTCTGCTCTTGCTGCAACATTAATGTCGGTAGGATTTATCTTAAATGAAGAAAATACTTCTCCCTGCTTGTTTGTGAATGTAAAAATAAGAAATCCATCATCAATGTTTGTGTTAATTGTCTTTGCCATTTTCTACGCCCTCCTAAAAAATTATTCGCTGTCAGCTGTGAATGAGCCGGAAGTAATGTCAAATTTACCTTTGACGCGCCCTCCAACGTAATTAACTGTGAACGGAATCTGATAGCCGGATGTATCACCGCCGTAGGAAGTCGGCACAACATGACAATCCTGCTTGTATGCTTCGTATTTACCGGCTGTTGCTTCTTTCCAGAGATGTACTTCAACTGCACTTGTTTTCAAATTATCGTCTTTAAGACGTTCATCAACGATCTGCTGAAGCTTTTCGAACAAGTCTGATGTGGTGTCCGCATAAAACGGATCAGCGTCAGAAGAAGCTTCGTAGCCGTTATGCTTGAATGTGGATTCTCCGAGAATGTTTTTAGATGTTTCAGTATCTGGATTGAGTTCTACGTTATACTCTTCCAGATCTTTTCCAAGACGCTCATATTTCGGTGTCAGTCCTCCGCAGAGGGAACCTGAATCAATGTAATGAGCCATATATTTACGGTCAATTTTTCCTGTTACTGGCATAGAAATGTCCTTTCTGCCTATCATTTTTAAAAGGCTGTGTAGGTTAGCGACTATCTCTAATTGATAGCCGGTTGTTACGTTATATTACTTCATAAGTATTTTCGTAGCGTACTGACAATGGCAATAACCAGTCCTGTACGCCACTCTCCTGTGGCTCTAAACCATAGGAATTATCACGAGTGATACGTTTTATTACTCTTCCTTGCGAAAGCTCTGGAAAAGCAGATAAGCGTGTCTCAGAGTCATTTATAATAACTGGTTCTCGACATATCCATTTACCGAGACTGTCCAGAAACTTCTGAACAGATAACTTCTGCCGTTCTTTGTCGGATGCCGTTCGATAAACCACATAAAATGGGTACTGGCACACCTGATGCATTGTTCCACAAACATCTTCTTTTTCTGAATAGACCAACGCCCCGTTGTCTGCCGAGAATGCAATTCCTGATTCCTTGCCGAGTTCCTCAAATTTGATTGTTTCATTATCGTACAGTCCCGGATACTGGTTCAGAAGTGCCTTCATGGCGTCTGTCAAAATTTCATATCCGGTTGCATCTTTGCCAATTGGCTTATCTGCCATGTCGTCCACCTCCTGCTTGTGCTTTTACTTTGCGAATCCACGTACTGCCGTATTGTCGTTTTGCGGCATCAAACCAATGGGCTTGTGCCCGTGGGTGCGCCTGTCTGGTGTATTCAAGATTTTCCTTTGCGGCTGTCTGTCCGGAGAACTGACTAACGAGAACTTTCTTTGCTCCACGTCTTGCGTAAGGGCTTCCGGTTGATTCGTCAACCATGGTTTTGCCCTCATACAGAAAGCGCCCGTATGGAGCCGCCGCCGCACACACTTTCCCAGTTCCTTGCAAGGATGTACTCTCAACTCTTGTTCGATTGATAAAGTCCCCTGTAATCATCGGCATAAACGGTGCCATACTATCCATGACCATTCCATCAAGGAGATACTGAGCTTCTTGATACTGTCTGGAGAATCTATCCATATTCAGTTTAATTTTCATATCTCCATCAACTACAGAGAATCCTTTAAAATGATGAATTTTACTCATATCACTTACCCAGAATCTCAAAATGTGGAATCAGTGTATACGGACCGCCTACACTGGTAATCTTGAACACGTTGTCCCTGTTCTCATTCATGTACTGGTAGAATCCGTTTCGATAATCGCCATCGGTTACTATTCCACCAGTCCACTCACCCTCCCAGAAGAACGATTCATCTGAGAATGTGATAGTGTCTTCCAGAGCGTTGTTAATCTGCCTTTTCCACTCTTTAGGCAGCACCCATGGAAGAATCTTGCCATCTTTATCGGTAATGGTTATATCGCCGTTCTGGACAGTATAACGGATGTGTAACTGTGCGTTGTCAGTTGCATCTGGTCCGTACTTTTTAAGGATTGCTCCCTTGTCCGTAATAAGGTCGACACCGGATAAAACATGAGGATACCAGTATGCATCTCCAGTTGTTTTGCTTTCGTAATAGTTGAAAACTGTTACTGTTTTGCTATACATGATACCCTCCTATCCCTCACATATTGCTTTTGAAAATCTATCAGAGAATGATTTTATTCGGACAATATTACCCTTACACTCTTCCGGCATTTTCCCGTAAAAGATAATACTTTCTGGGTGTAACTTCTCAATCATGGCATTGTAACCAGAAAGAAACAGTTCTTTCTTTTTCTTTCCATTCATACAACCAACAGAAGATACTGCAATTGTTCCGCCCTCTGGCTCCCCATCGAAACACCAATCGTAAGAATCCGGCGTGCTCCATGAGATTGTTGGAATCACGCGGCAACCATATTCTTGCAGATATGCACCTATCCAGTGTTTTCGGTAATGATTGTATATCTGGATAGCTTTCGGAAAATCGGTGTAGGTGCTGAAATCTGGTGTTAGAATGTACCGGAATTTACTCAGCTTATCAACATATCTGTCTGGGTTCCTCCATAATGCGTCAAACTGGTAATCATCAAGAAAAAAGTGAACCGCTTTTTCTTCTGGATTCGTGCATTTTCCTCTGGCATAATTGAATCCGACAAACTCGCAGTTACCCTCGAACGATTCCGGTTCTATCTGCGGTATACCGTATTCGCCGACACCGGGGAAGATGCGGCGATTTAGATTTTCGTAAGCTATACTTGTCTCTCGGTTTGCCATAGATTACTTCTTTCCGCTTCCAAAGAACCACGAATCAAAGTTTTTCATTCTACGCTTTCTAGCTCTGTCATAAGTGGTAGTAGTGCGGCTTGTATCGTGTAAAGCACTTACATCGCCTTTTTCAGAAGCCTTTGAAAATTTGTGCATTTCATCTCTCATAGCTACGCTGGCATTAACTAATTTTCGATGTTCTATAGCAAGCCTTTGATTTTTAAATAACGCTTCTGCACTTCCAAGTTTTGCGATTTTTCTTTTACTCTCGCTTAATCTGTCATTTATATAATTCATTGTCTTTACTGCTTCACTCTTTGTCTTGATTGACTTAAAGTAGCTAGTGTTTTCCGAATTAATGACCTTCTCAAGTTTACTGTCTTTTTTAACAGTTCCGCTTCCCCTTAAAGCATCGCTTTTTTTTGAAGAATTAAAGTACACCTTCGCAATAAGCTTAGAAACTGGCTTCTCGTTATTTAACCCACTACTTCCACCACGTCCACCCATAAAGTCACTCTTTCTGCACTGTCTGTTTAATAATCTGATTCACACCGGTAGCCGACAGTCCATTAAACATACCGACTGCGACTGCCGTGATATAATCCGTTGCCGGGAAATCCGGGATAATTCCCATCCCGACCGCTCCGAGAACACCACCAATAATCGCCATGATTACCGGAATCCATTCATCAGAGATTCTTTTTGATGCTTTACAGCCCATTCCTACGATGTAGCAAATCATAACGATCGCTATACATGAGCCAAGTGTTGAAATGTCCATAATCATACCTCCAAATCAACTTTTTCCATAACTGCCCTTGCTTCCAGAACAGCAATATAATCCGTCATTGCTCTTATCTGCATATTGTAAGTGCTTCTCGGACAAGTAGGAGTAAATGGGAGCTCTCCTTTGTCCCACTTTTCAAGCATATTCGCAAGTTTCTTATATCGAATAACCGCCTGCATATACTCTGCCTTAAAGCGTTCCTTGTAATCTGCACTATTCATCATTTCAACGGTCTGTTTTAATTCCATCATTTCTATCACACTCCTGCATACAATATTGGTATCCCATCATCTGTCCTTACTCCCATTAACAACGGCAAAGCTGTCTTAAGAAGTAAGTCGTTCGTTTTCTGTACGTCTCCAGCGGCGGCATACACCGCACTCCATTCCTTTGCACCTGATGCTTTCTGCTGTGGCGTTGCATAAGAGATGGATTCACTGCCAGAGGATACAGAGGTTACAACGCCTGTCGTGCTACCACCGGACCCGATTGCAGTTGACGTACCGCTCACAGCGGCATTGGTAGCATTCTTCTCAGCAAGCTCAATCTGATACATTAATTCAGTCAATGAACAGACTGCCTTTTTGATACGTTTCTGAGAGCGTTCATTTGTCGGCAGCCCATCCACCAGTCGGTCAAATGTCATTGCGTCAATAAAATCACTGGCTTTTTCTGCCAGTTTTGGAAAGTCGGTTTCTGGCACGACTGATCCAAAGTATGAAGTTTTATAAAAATCATAATCTGCATAAGCCATGCCAGTTACCTCCTACATTTATGATTTCGCTGTTACGCTTGCACTTCCGGCGTTCAGTGCCTTGTATGTTCCATCGCACTCAACCACTGTAATCTTCTGTCCGGTTGCTGCCTTAATGTCAGCTTTTCCGTCCCATGTAGTCCAGTTTCTGAGATTCTGTCCATATCCGACAGTTACTGCGTCTGCCGCAACTTTGTATTTATATACGTTGTTGGTATTTTCCTTAGTCGGATTTACAGTGATTTTTGTGTCGCCACTTGCTGTTCCAGCCACGGAATTTACTGTCAGAGTACCAAGTGTAGGTGTCTCGTCAATGGTAATTACTGCGATTGCGTCAATGTATTCTGCAAAAAGAGTCAGTCCCATAACCGCAAACGCTTCGGACACTGCGGTGTGGTAGTTGCCCTGAGTGTGGAATCCAATCAGGTTTGTTTCGCCGGAAACGGTATACACCAGACCTGCTCTCGCAAAGTCAGATTCGTTAGGGTCTACATAATACAGAACAATGTTCTCAACAGGTGTTGCAATAACCTGTCCTCTTGGAATCTCACTGTCAGATAACAGGAAGATTGTGTTGAATCCCATAAAATCTTTCATATACTGGAAACCGAACTGATTCTGAATAGTAATCTCAGCCGCGCCGAGATATTCATATACATCCAGAATATTCACAAATCCAACAACGCCAGTCACATTTCTGTGCATCCGTTTAAATTTGTTCTCTACGCGACCCTTAGCCATTGCCAGAGCCATCTGGAATGTTGTTTCTGTGGAAGTAAGCGTACCGGTTTTCAGATAATCATAGAATCTGCCGGTAACGTCAGTTTGAAGCTGGAAAAGGAATTCATCATCAGTCATCTGAACAGCGTTCTCGTAACCGTGATCCTTGATTGCTTCGATAGATACAGCCTTTGCGTACTTCTCGATAGTCATTTCCGCATAGTTCTTTTCTTTTACAGTAAACTTGCTGTAAGGGATTTCCTCACCCTCACCAACATTTCCGCTCTGCAAGGTACCCTCTGCGTATTTAGACTTGAGTACAGCACCCGGCTGTTTTTTGATAGGCCTCATGATGCCCAGAATGTCACGTAAGTGCTGCCAGTTTCTTTCGAATCTGGTAACAAAGTCAATCTCACGTGCTGTGACCTGAATATCATTACTCATAATAAGATTAGCTTTTGCTGCCATATAAAAAATCCTTTCTACCCATAATTGTTAAGGTATTGGGTTAGCGGCTATACTCTGGCGTATAGTCGGTGTAAAAAATCATTGGAATAACTGGATATTCTGAGCAATTGCAGCCTGTCTCTCGGACGGGTCTTTGATCGCTTCAATATCTTTCTTCGTCATGCTCCCCGGTGTCTGCTGCTGTCCGACATGAGTAGTAAACCTTGCCTGATTCTGCTGAGCCTGTTGCTGAGATTCATCTACAAAAGCGGATGCGTCAGACTGTTTCATCTGCTCGATCAGATCATTCAGTCCAAGGATTTTACCGTCTTTCAGTTTAAGGCCTGCTTCTTTGATGTCTGCCATAACAGACTTCTTAGCCGCTTCACTGGAAAACTTAACATCATCGAGTGCCGCCTTGAGTGCGTCTGAGAAATCACGGTCATAGATTTTTGCATTAAATTCTTTCTCTGCATCTGCCGCTTTCTGTTTCCAAGTCTCTAACTCGGTTTTAACATTTGCCGGGTCGATACCGTCAAAACCTTTCAGGGTCTCTTCTGCTGCTTCAGCACGTTCTTTCCAGTCATCACGTTCTCCCTCGACTTTCGACAGGGTTTTTGCTACTTCCTTAGCATTTTTGTAATGCTCAGAGAGTGCTTTCTTCACATCTGCCTGTTTATCTTCCGGGATTTCGATTCCAAATGATTTTAATGTGTCAATAAGTTTCTGCATATATATCCTCCTGGTCGTGTTTATTGACCTGCCGCCGCAGGTATTGGATTAAGCCAGTTAGACCACTGGCAGGGTAATGGAATGAGAGGACTTGAACCTCTGACGTCAAGAATTCAGCATCTCCGCTCTTCCTACTGAGCTACATTCCACATAACCCGGATTCCCGGGTTAGCAAGATATTTAACGTGTTATGCCTGCCACGAGTTGTTTCGGATATTTATTTCTTTTTTTAAAAGAAAAGTATGAATAACAAAAACCTTAATCAAGGAGGTGAGCCATCTTGCGTGCCAGATGACAAATACGCACGGCAGGATTCGAACCTGTTTAACTTTCCATTAAAGCGTGCGCACCAGCTACTAAATTAAAGAAAGGAGGATTAAAACGAAAATGTCAAAACAACCGTTTTACTTGTGCTTCCTGCTGCACAATTACATTATAACAGATTTCTTTTAACTACCTCTCTACCACTTTTTGCGTTTTTAAAGCATATCCCGAAGTTTTTCTACGTATCTCTTGACAAGATCGCGTTCCTCCCGGCACTCCGCATCTTTAGACATATCGCTCATTTCTGTTGTAAGTTCGTCCAGATGTTCTTCCAGAGCGGCAAGCATCTTCCTTTTGCAGTCTTCAGACTTGCCGGAGCGATAGCTTTGCTTCTGCGCCATGTAGTCATCGTAAGCGTCTCGCCCATCAGAGCGACTGTAATGCCCTCTGACATAATGTTCACCACGTCTGGCATAAGAACTGCCCCTGTCGTAATCCGGCATCATTCTGCCATCATTTGAACTGTATCTCCCCATACTGTCGCGCTTTCTTCCACGTTCACTGTAATCGTCATTGTATCCGCCACCACGCATCTCATCAAGAACAGTGTTGTAATATTCCACTTTCTTGTCCCAGTACTGCGTGTTCTTGATATCTTTGTACATATCAATCAGTTTGTATGTCATTTCCAGATTTCCGGTGGTCAGTCCATTATCAGCGATTTTGGAAAGTTCATCTTCGATTCTTGCACATAAGTCTTTAATATCTCTCATAATCACACCTCCTACGCTTCTCTGGTCACAACAATGTTTGCGTTCGCAACAGAAATAGCCTGATCGCTTGTGTTTTCTACCGCGATATTAACGCAACATCCGCGTGGTACATCCACGTAAATTCCGGAAGACACATTATTGTACTGATCCACTGCCGCCGGCGTGGAAATCATCTGAGAAGATAATACAGGTTCGCCAGAGATTGCGATAGCCAGAGAAATAGCTCCGACAGTACCGCCTGTTGGAATTGCGATATTGCCAGAAAAATCCACGAAAAATCTTGCTTTACACTGGTTAGTAAGCCCTCTCAGGGTAATGATTCCGCTTCCCTCTCTGTGCTGAATACAGTTAGAACCTTTGACTGCTGTGTTTGAAAATACTACGTTTCCATTTGCTGCTACAGTCTGAGCAGCTACATTTGTAAATTCTGCCATAAAAATACTCCTTTCATATCACAAAAGGACAGGTCTCAGCCTGCCCCTCTGTGTAATACGGCATAAGCCGACATCCGAAATCAATCGAAAGATACTCTCAATATGAAGTTATCAGCAATTGCATCCAGCGTTGCATCCGCATCCGTAATACGTGTTCGGATTAGGAACCTGATATGCCGGAATCGGTGCCGGATTGATTGCATTAATGAGCTGCTGTGTCTGAGAAGCCATTGCAGTTGTGAGAAGTGCAGACTGGCGATCCTGGGATGCGGCGCGTCTGAGGTCATTGTTTTCAGCCTGAAGAGAAGAAATCTTTTCATTGCAAAGATAATCAAGAATGGCTCTTGTCCCTGCATTCTGGCTGTCGATAATGTCTCTTGTGTTGCTGTTCATGGTGTTCTGCAATGCACAGGTGTTCTGTGCCATATTGTAATTTACGCCCTGGATAGCTTCCCTGGTTTCACAACAGCAGTTCGCAAGCTGTGCCTGGAGCGCATTTGTGTTCTGCATATTGGCTACAGTATCGGCATTGATTGCCTGCTGGATTCCAAAACCAGTCTGCATGATATTGGTGTTGATTCCGTTAAATCCGGTAAGCATACCGTTGTTCACTGCATAGAATCCATCACAGAGTCCGTTATTGATTCCGTCAAGCTTGCTGATCACAGCGGAATTGTCGAATCCTCTCTGAATATCCGCCTGAGTAGCTGCTGTGGCTACATATCCGCCGCCGTTTCCATTATTGCCCCAGCCATTGTTTCCCCATCCGAAGAAAGCAAAGATGAATAAAACAATAATCCACCAGCTACCATCTCCACCAAACATGCCGTCATTATTTCTACCGTTTCCAGTAGCAGCGGCAATATCTGCTAAGCTATAATTTCCATCCATAATATAATCTCCTTTTTGTGTATTTACATCAATCTGGCCAGATTGTAATGTACTATTTCATGTTATTCAGCAGACTCTGGAATTGCCCTGCCATCTGCTGAACCTGATTAAGTTGCTGTTGGGAAATCTTTCCAGACTGCAACATCTTCTGAACTTCTTCCTTCGGGTCTCCTTTAAAATTCTGTTTAAACTGCATAAACTGCTGTATCATCTGCATTGGTCCGTTCCCCTGTGGCATCCCACCGCCAAGTGCGTTAAATAATGGATTACTCATCTGCGTTTCCTCCCTTGATTGCTGACTCTTGTACAGTATTAGTTCTAACAGGTTCAGAAAATGAATTTAATCGGTTTATAATAGCTTCGTATTTGCCTTTCAAATCATCGTATTCCTGTCGAGTAACATATTTACTGTCCATGTTCTGAACAGGCTGTTTAGACGGCATCTGAGAGCCCACCTCGTGGTATTCAAATGTCCGCAGTGGCTGTGGCATACCGGATACATCTGTGGATTTTATATAAAATTTCTCTGATTCTGAATCCATTAGCAAAACACTTGTCCCAGGTGCTACCAGATAGGATTTTGCGCCGACTTCGCCGGATACCCACAGGATACCGCTATTATTTTGCTGTGGTTGCTGTACTGATTGAGCCGGCATCTGGACAGGCTGTTGCTGAAACTGGTTCATCTGCCCAGGAACGCCAAAACTATATTGATAAGGATTGTTATATAATGCCATCTTATACACCGCCTTTCTGATTATATTTTTACATAAAAAAAGAACCGGAAACAGGTCGTTTCTGGCTCTAATTAGTATCCAAAAAGTATCAGCACACTTTGATTATTTTATTATTTACCCTCCGGCTTAACCGCTTTGCCGTTGATATGCTCACATTCATCTGCTCAGCACAGTATTCGAGCGTATATTCCTTGCATCTCAACCGGAACAATCTTTCTTCGTCCGGTGTGAAATTACACTCTATCAAGAACCTGTCTATATCTTTTTTCGTGAACACATATAATTTCATGAGCATACCCCTTATTAATGCTAACGCTGATTCTGCGCAAGATAATTTGTAAGCTTCTGTTTTGTTTTTTTTAATTCTTCTACGTTATTCCCACTAATCTGACTATCCAGCATGGTTGATAGCACTTCCAAAATCAATGAATCACGTTCCGCGATCCTCTGAAGACTCTCGTAATCTCGCTTATCATGTTCTTCCAGTGTCTCAACTCGCTTGTTGAGTCGAAATGCCGGAGTAATCCACTTAAAGATTACGGCTGCCGCACCTCCGACAATAGACACCCCTCCGCAGATAGAAAGGAAAATCTGTACAAATTCTGATATGCTCATTTAGCTACTCCTTTTCCCAGTAGTATACCGGGACTTCATTTCCGGAATCCCATGTATCATAATATTTACCATCTTGTACTGTCACCACATGACCATCTATGCAGAGAATGTATGTGCCTGTCTGATGATCTGCGCAAAAATCATTGACTGTATAGATATATCGTTCTGATTGTTCAATCAGTTTGCGTCTGTATCCATGCTTATAGAGGTACGCGCCCCAGACATAATTAGCTGATGGCATATCTGACAGAGCACACGCCTGTATCATTAATCCAGCGAATACCGTTTCCCAGTCAAAACCGGTTGCCTTGCATATTGCCCGGACAGCACAATCTCCGACACGGTTCCCAGCAGGATTTGGATTGTAATATTCCCATCTATCCATCAGTCAATCCCCTTTGCTGTTTTATACCGTTTTGCCGCTCCTCTGGCTTTTGCGGCATTCTGGCGGTTCCATTTAGCAATCATGAGTCGGTCTTGCAGCTCTCTCAGGTCGTTCTGCTTGCAGTAGTCCTTATATGCAGCATTTTGTTTCTGCAAAAGATAAGACTTCCTGTCAAGTTCCTGCTGTAGCTCAAATTTAGCCTGTTCATCTTTGCAAGCATCAACTGCCACCTGCATTCCTATGACTTCTCTTTTAGTTCTTCGGATCCTGCGTTCGTAAGTACGTTGTTTTTGTTCTTTTTCGTATTGTTCGCCTTTGTTGGCTTTATCCTGTGCCGATAGTTCTGCATAGGGGTTAAATTCTCCATCACTGGCTCCAAAACTATGCCGACAGTTGACCCCTGACAGTCCACTTGCCGTTCCATATCCGGTTAATGAGAACGGCGGAAATTTCTTACTCTTGCCAGAACGAGAGTATATCTTTCCTTGCCACCATGCGTGATTTCCCGGATTCTCACCGCCGTCACCTGTTCTGGCTCCCATGTGAGCACTGACCAGAACTAAATCCCAATCCATTTCTTCCATACGTTTTAGGGATATATCTCCCGTAGCCTGAGCCACACCAGTTCTGACAGAACGTGCGACTGCTGTTTCGACCGTGTCTTTTCTGCCAGATGGATATGTGACAGTAACGCCATCTGATACAACGTTGTTAACTGCCTCTTTGATGGCTTGCGTATATCCAACTGCCCCAGTCATCACATGATTATATGCAAGGTCGCATTGCTCAATATAGAGCCTCTGAGCGGCACTTGCAGTTGTTCGTGTAAAGTTCTTCCACTCTCCCATAGTCGCAAGCATATTCCGCTCCATGAGTCTTATCATAGCTGGCGACTGTTCGAGCGGTACAGGGCTTAATCCTGCCGCCTTGTATACCTTGTCATCATAGTTCATTGCAGTGATTCCGGCATCTTCAAACGCTTCAAGAAGTTCCTGCTGTTCGCGTTTGGTGTATTTGGATAATTCTGCCAGAATGTCTTCTAGCAGTTCACCAGATTCCTGTAGCGTTCTGATTCTCCACGCATCTGCATTGGTTAGAATATAATCCTCACCTCTGCCGATTCTTGTCATCATTCGAGACACGATCTCAGAGATGATATACTGATGCAGCTCTTCCGCAATCTGTTCACTGCCCTCTGTTATCCGGCGTAAATACTCTGGACTAAGCATAATTATTCCTCATCACCGAACAAAGCCGGTTCTTTTGGCTGTGCCTCTTCAACCATTGCCTTAGCTTCTTCCTCGGTCATTCCCTCGAATTTCACGAAATACATCCATGCCGGAACCTTTCCAGTGGTCACATACTGCCACCATCTCGCACGGTCATTTTCCCTGACATAGAGAATGTCTCCAAAATCATAATTGACTTCGTATGCTCCGACAGGTGCAAGCCCGTACAGGTCAGCGTAGACATTCAATGCGTAAATAACTTCATCCAGACAAGATTCCAACTTATCCCTTACATCCTTGACGAACTGCACTGTCCTCTGCTGTTCCGCTTCCACTCCTGTAGCTGTCTGAATGCCGCTAGATTCGTTAAAAACGAAGTACCCGTTGGAGAATCCAATCTTGTACCCTAACTGGCTTAAAAGGGCATTTATGCCGCTTATACGGGTATCTGTGTTGAGAATTGGATTGATTTCTTGATAGAACTCTTTCTCATCCTGCCCGAATACGTTTTTCACATAATCTGGTAAGCTCATTTCTAAGCATCTATGTTCCATTGCCTGTGGTGTCATAGCGGAGACAGGTGAGCCACTCGGCATCAACAATCTGTCATCTGCCAGAACAGTTCGCTTAGAATCAAGAATTTCTTTTGCGTTCCTGCTATATGCAATGTCGAGGTCTTTTAACTCCTCAATGGCTTCGGCAAATATCGGAAGTCCCAGTGGCGTACTAATATCCACGTTATTTGCCTGCGGTGTCCGCAGTACTCCGTACAGAGGCCCGTCCAGCTTCTCACCGTTCGCCTTAAGAATCGGCGGAGTGTCTGCCATTAGGTCAGCCCACTTTGTCTGTTTAAGGTCAATCTTATCGCCAATGCTCTGAGGGGATTTTGACACATAGGCTCTATTAGAAACATAATACGGATAGGTTGTCACTCCGTCCACTGTTGTCTCAACAAACCTATGATATTCAAGCCGTGTATAATATTTCCGTCCAACCGTATAAGAATCCTTGAATATAATCCCTTTGATTTCCTGATTATCGTAATCTACAATCATCACATCAGCCGGTGTAAATACGTCAAGGCTCTCACCGTTTGGTTTAATAAATACTGTTCCGTAGGCACAGCCGTACTCTACCCAGTGCCGAATCTGGAAGTATACCTTGTCAATCTGTTCCTGCAACCATGTTGCCCTTGCAGAACCATCTATCTGAATGCCTATCGCCAGTGTTGCGAGCCGAGCTGTCTCTGAGCAGACAGATTTCGCGAAATTAATTGTCTTGATATTATTCTTGTCATCTATCCATTCCGGAACTCCCCTGTAAATGTTCGCGCACCGGTTAATCAGCGATTCCATCTCTGGAAATTCTGCCGCCTGAATATTAAAGTCCTCTTCGGCTTGCTTTTTGAATATCATGTTAAACCACCTTTTTAGTGTTGTTATAAGTCCCATTTAATCTACCTTTTAAAATCCATCCATCTTACAGAAGTATCTCGCACAATAATGTCTTCATATTCTACAACTTTTAAGATTTCGTTAATGTCAGATGATCCATATATCTTTAAACCGATGCTTAAGAATTTATTTATTTTATCTGAAAAGTACCTATCTAACATTTTATGCACTATACCCCCTCCTGTTAAATAACGGCTCATAAGCATACCTAAGTGCCGAGATTGCGTGATCGTTTCCGTCAGGATAACCGCTTATTACATTTCCCTCTTTGTCTCGATCATACTCATATTCTGTAATTTCTTTGTATGCGTTCGGTGTCCGCTTCGGGTCAATGACAAGTGTTTTAGTCTGTAAGAACTTAAAACCATACTCGATACTTCCCGGTCCCTTGATTGCTCCTCTGGCAGGAAGTCCGGCGTCCCGGAAGTCGTTCACGGACTTAGGCTCCGCAGAATCACATATCATTGTATAATCGTCATAACCTTTTTTCTTGATCCAATCAGCGGTCTTGGAGTTGCTCCATTTATTTACATACAACTCGTCAATCAGATATATCTTCTCCCTAGCAGAATCGTAATAAGTTCGGAGATAGCAGAAGGCATCCGGGTACCATCCATAATCTACGCCAGCGAAAATACGATCCATGCGACTGATTTCTTCATCTGTAATATCTCTAATCTCCAGATATTCAAATACGTTTCCGCCGTCACCATTTGGAACACCCAGGTATTCATGCTCATAGGCTTCTGGATTGATTTCTTTCAGATGCGCTGCATCGTCAATAAACTTCTGTCCGAGCCACTCCGCCGGAGCTTCCAGATAACTCGAATGATGGATAACTCTTTTCGGGTTAGGCGTGAGCTTGATCCTGTTTACCCAGTTTGATTTTGATTTTGGTGGGTTATATGATGAAAAATCATAGGATTCATCGCCACCACGAAGCACTGACTGATTAACAGAACGTTCCTGAGCATCTCCCTTCATTTGATCCTTTTCCTCTTTCCAGAGGATTCCGATATGTCCAAACTCCGGCTTAATAGATTTTAGCTTGGTTTCATCATCCAGACCACGGAAGTATATTGTCTGTCCCGTCTTAATATACTTGATCTCAAGTGGCGACACTTTGCATTCAAATTCTTCCATCAATCCCAGTTCGTTGATAGCCCATTTCATGTTAGCGTATACAGAATCTTTCAGAGTACCGGCCACCTGTCTTGTAATGCAGGCGTGCATCTGAGGATTATTCTTGATAAGTTCAACAATCTTAAAAGCCACAAATGAAGATTTCAGACCACCTCGACCGCCCTCGAATACATATTCAATATTGGGCTTAATCTGTCGGTTAATATCCACGAATGCCTTGCCAAGTACTCTGGCAGGAAGTTCATATTTTTCATCATCGTCTTTTGAAGCTGCTGTTAGCTGCTCCCATTTTTCGATAGCCTGTATATTTCCATCTGCCGCTTTTTTATACAGAGAAGTTGCTACGACTGCCATGTTATTTGCGTCTTCGTCAGCAATCCCCATTTTTGCAAGTTTCTTTTTTGCAGTACTTGATGCAGGACTTTCGGCTATAATTTTTACATAATCAGAAAGGGCTTTTTTTTGTCGCCTAGAATATCCAGATGCAATACCGCCTTTTTGTCCGTTTCTCACGGCTTCCTCACGGCTTTGATTGCTTGTAAATGGTTTTAAATTTTCCTCGTTTGCCATCCTATCAACATCCAATCATATCCTTTCTGAATTAAAACACCCTAGCATAGTTATAGTTATATATACTATAATACCATACTAGGGTGTACGTAGCTCTCTACCACTTTTATAAATTTTTAAGTTTTTTAAAGTCTGCCAATCAATTTTGCCAAATGATAATATTCCGCCATGACCTTGCGTTTGTATCCATAGAAGTCATTTTCAGATACTGGCATATCTCTGAATCGTTCCATTGTCCGGTATCCTATGCAGTTCACTATGCTGTCATATATCTGCGTTTCTATACCTGGTGCATATTTGATTGATACTTGCAGAAGATTATATTTGTCATTCTCGTCAAGGTGTCTGAAATGACTTTGAAGTGCCGGTATATCATCCGGCGGCACTCCATAGTCGGTTAGTGTAGCTTTTCTAAGATTCATTTATTTCACTCCTCCCAATCTAATTTCTGTCCGCACTTGTTGCAATAAAAATCCGATATATAAAGTTCTTCTATATTACAAACCGGACAGTTACCTTTTGTTATATAATATCTGCCAGAAAAATCGGAAATAGTTTTCATGTTATTTGGCTTCATTGGGGTCTGCTTTTCTAACGCTTTAACTGCTAATTCTAATGCTTCACGGTACTCAATAATTTCTGGTACATTCGACCAGACCCTTTTAGTTAAGCCGATACGTTCCTGTAAGATTTTAATTGCTTCTTCTGGTTTCATGTTAATCCTCCCATTCTTCGCAATAATCGTCTAATGCAACCGTTTTTCCGTTTTCTTTCGATTTACTATTCCTGCAAAAGAAATCTCTGAAATCCACATTGAATCTGCAATATTTGCATGTGTTACATGTTTTCACTGGCATTTTCTTTTTAAAACGGTTAAATATTTTAAACATTTCGCATCTCCTCCAACTTCTTCTCAGCTTCTTCAAGAGTAAGGAATAAAAATTTGCCAAATTCATTGTCAAAATATCTGCAACAACATCCCCTTTTTCCAACTGGCTCTGCAAAGTAACATATATTTCCAAATATGCTTGGACAGATTTCTATTTTTTTAATTTGACATTTTGTATAATGACTGTCTCCTGGAAAAAAGCAAAAAACTTCTGTTCCAACCTTACACGGCAATCTCACAAGCAAGCCCTGTTCTTCTAAGTCTTTATAAGACTTTAACTCTTCCAACAGTTCTGCAACATCTTTCAACCAATACAATTCTCCATCTTCAAAACAACATCCATAAGTATTTTGATAATACGGGCATCCAACCGCTTCCTTCCCGCTAATATAATCTCTTAAATCCTCGCCAGTTTCACATAAAATGCGTTTATGCTTTTCGTCCTCTATATGCATAAAGTTTTCGTGATCCGCGTAGCAATCACCCTCAGCATCTTGGCTGGCAACGCATTTAAGGGCTTTTATCATATCGTCAATTATTATCTTTTCCATCATTCCACCTCTTTCAGCTTCTCCACCGCTAGCTTCAAAGACTCAACAAATTCATCATTTAATGCTGCGCGGTCTGGATTCTCGATAAATTTTTCAAAAATGTCAATTGCTTTACTCCGGGATTGAATGCCTGTTTTCACAATTTCAAGAAGTTTATCTATATTATTTCCCCAATTACGGGTATCGCACAAATAATTGTTACACTTATTATTTCTTTTATTCAACACACATCCTATACATTCACGTTCGCAACAATTGCTTACATCTGCAATCCGTTCAGCAAATTCTCTTGCTGTCATTTCTTTTGTTCCGAGGAGTTCTGACGCTTCGTAGAAAGTTGAGTCTGGGCCAATATGTGCTTCGCGGGCAACATCTTTGTCTTCATAAAATTTTAAAATGTCTGGAAAATATTGTGTTTGTAATGGCTCACAATGGTCTTTTCTATACCAATGAAATTCCTGTTTCTCAGCTTCTTTGAGAAGCATTTCATTTTCTTCTTTTGTTCTAACCAGAATACATGTATTTCTTAAATCAATCATCTGCTTCACCTCACAAAAATATATTCTTTTCTTCGCGCTTTTTCGCGCATTCTTCGCAAATAAAAATTGCTTTCGGATGTCTAAAACAGCTATCAGTAAGTATCAGATAATCCGGTTTATACACTGTGGTTTTCCATTTGCCACAAACATTACACTTTTTCACAGTTTCGTTTATATTTATTGCCATCCATCATTCTCCCCCTGTAATCTCATCAATACACTGGTTCCAACCCTCTACAAATCCTGCATCAAATGTATTAGCTGGATAATCTCCATTGTCTTTCTCTGGCAAGTCCATAAGTGGACACCAATCAGGGATTGATTCTACTTCTCCGTCTAACGTTGACTTTCCTGCAATCGGGCAAAAAACACAGGTTTCTATAATGCTGCTATAATTCTGTCCGATTTCGCAATCTATACATCGTTCTGGTGTATCTATCACTAATACTGATTTACTCATCTGACTCCTCCTGCAATAATTCTGGATTGTCGAAAATGTTTCCAACTACTTCATAATGTTCCAGATCGAATTTATCAAGATATTGTCTGTCTATACTATCAGTTTCGCACCCTACCCATCCGGCAACATTCCATTCAACAGTTTCATATGTCACATCTTCTGGGTAGGATTCGTCCAAGTGTGCCATCAAAATATCATTTTCCCAAATTTTCTTCCCGTTCTTGTCGCAAAGTCCTGTGAACTGGCAGAGGGTTCCTGAGCTAACTTCCGCATGATCAAATACTGTATGACCGTCTGCATAAAAGATTAAATGTTCTTCGTTTCCTAAAAAGTCATGTCTTTTCTGATAATACCCCTCAATCCATTCGCCGTCTTCAATCCGCTTTCCCTTGAAAAGAATCTCTTTCATTCAACTCCACCGCCTTTCACGATTTCATCAATTGTTGCATCTCCTTCTATGCAATATTTTTCAAACAAATAATTCTCTAATTGCTCCACAACCTCATCCACATCAAAAACTGTCGGCTGTTCGTCAATAACTGCACCTATTGCAAAATCCATATCCGAATTTCCAAGAGAGTCAATTATTTTGTCTGCATCAATTAAACGCATTTATTCATCCTCCCACATTCCCAACAACCGCATCCTCTCATACAGTACAGCGACGGTCTTGCGTCTGTATCCGTAAAAGTCCTTCGGATTCATCGGGATATATCTTTCTCTGCTGATTTTCCTGTAACTTTTCCGGTGCAAGATATTCTCAATAACCATATCTGCTATCACCGTGTTTTTCGGGCAAGCTGACAAGGCGGCACTGGAAAGCAGGTATCCGTACTCTGCCGGAAAGTCTTTCAGCATCGCATTCAGTTTTTCAATGTCTTCTGCCGGAATACCGTAGTCTTTCAGCTTTTTGTTCCTTGTCAGCATACCGTTCTCCTTTCTAATCGTCTGGGTGGTGCTTGTCGTACATGATCGCCACACATACAAGACCAGCCACTCCGAATATGGTTCCAAGGGTGAATCCTAATAAGAATGTAATCATACAACCACCTCACTGTCCTCTGGCATCTGATAATCAATATGTCCATTTACATAGGCTTCCTGAATCATATCCAGTACTTTTATGGCTTTTGCTTTGGTGGAATATTCTCCGAGCAAGCAGCACCAACTCATATCTCTTCTTGCACTTATTACTCCACCCGAAACTTCGATATCGAATAAAAGTTCAAGTGTAGCTAAAACTTCCTTATTCTGACTTCTGATTAACATTTTGCATCCTCCTTGTAATTCTCGATTGCGGCTATCTTATCCTCGTACATAGCGATTGCTTTTTTAAGTCTGCTGATTTCAACGTTATATATTTCTAAAAATTTATTTTTTACAAACTGATAATTCGGTACTGTCAGCGCAATGTACGGCGTTGAATGACCAGAAATTGTTCCGATATCTTCCTTTTTCACGTATCCGATGTAAATTCCTTCCGGAAACTGTGTTACTGCTTTGTACGTCTTTGGTTTTTCCATTACCTCGCATTCCTCAACTCTGATCTTGAAAATATAGTCTCCTAATGTTTTAGTTTCTGGATTGTATTCTCTGTTACTGTCTAAAATGTAGAAATATAATTTCATTTTGCGTCCTCCTTAATCTTACAAAAATCGCATTCAGTATTACATTTTTCCCACTCGTCTGAATATTCTTCATATCCATCCGCTCCATTCAAATACTTGTATGTAAGTACATTCATACATCTTTCACAGGCCGTAGAATAAACAACGAGTGCTTCCTGTAGTGTATAATCTCCGCTGTTTACCATTGCCATTATGACATCTTGATTTCCTCCTCCAATACTTGTATGTAAGTCAATAAGTGGTGTAGTACCCGTTCCATAATCCCATTTTCTTCCCCATGGTTGCCACCACTTTCTTGTTTGGCTACACCCGCAATTAGTGCATATATGGCCTTTTAATCCCTTTATCAGACCTGTATCCTTTTTCCAATATTTTCTTTTGTGTTTGCACGTTTCCTTTTGAGTTTTGCTATGTACCGCATAAATGCTTTCCGTTATTTGCAGTGGGAAACAAGAATGATACGTTCTTGCCTTTTCCGGTGCTTCCCACATTAAATCTTCTTTTTGATTAATCACATTTCCATTCTCATCTTCGTACCAAATTCCTAATTTCAATTTTGCTTTATCAATATTCATTACTTGCCTCACTTTCCCCATGTAAGCAACTGACACGCTATTGTGCAGCCCTCCATGATTCCTTATCCAAATGCTACTTGCCCATTATTCTGCACATAAATCATCGGCGCAGATTTGCGCTCCCCGACTTTCAGATACGGGCAATTAGCTTTCACAAGCGCTTCTGCCATAACTGGCACAACGCTGTTTCCAATTCTCGCTACTTGTTTTGCAATCGGGTAATTTCTCCATTTATAATCCCGATCAATAATGTAATCTTTTGGAAACCCCTGCATCACCTTTAATTCTTCCGGCTTTAGCATTCTGAGGAAAATATCTGATATGATGTATTTCTCTCCGTGAATATCAACCAGAACATTTACTAATCCAAATCTATCTTTCGTGGTAATGGTTCCGAGTGGTTCATTCAATGTTTGCCCGCATCCTGTTCCATAATATTTAACCAGAAAAGCGGATATCACACCAAAATGACCGGGTGAAGTAGTAATCGTATGCAGTGGTTCGTCGCATCCTTGACCGATACAGGTCTTGTAATATTTCGTGATGAAAGCTGTCACAAGTCCGTATCTGTTCGAGGTATCAATGGTTTTTATCGGTTCAGTTAGCAATTGTCCTCTGGAATCACCTTGTCTGGTTTCTCCATGATACTGAATGATAAATGCCAACGCATCTTTACTCTGTACAATGTACGGTTCTGGATTATCAACGATATATTTCTTGATTCCGTTTGCAATGCGCTTCTGTGTTGCTTCTGCCAATGGTTTCGGACGGTCAAATATACTTTTACCTAAGTCTGACCAATCAATGTAATCTCCACACTGTTCATATGGCTTCAGACCGTCTGTTCCCAAACGATTATGTGTAGGATTTGGCCATACTATCTGCTTCCCGTCCCTGCGGAACACCGCATACCAACGTTTCCTTGTAGTCGGTGCTCCATAATCCGCAGCTATCAGTTCCCGGCTGTCAAATTCATAGCCAATGGATTTCATAGCTGCTATGAATTTTCGATAATCTTCACCGGCTCTTTCCTTGATCGGATGTCCTTCCTCGTCCAATGGTCCCCATTGCTGAATTTCTTCTACATTCTCCATAATGATTACATCTGGGAGAATCGCCTTTGCGTGCTTATATACAGCCCACGGAAGAATACGAAGTCCCTGCTTTCTCGGCTGACCGCCTTTCGCTTTTGAATGGCTCGTACAATCTGGCGAAGCCCACATCAACGCTACGTGCTGATTTCCGGCATATTTCTGCAAATCAACTTTGAAAATATCTTCTGTCAGATGCAGCGTTCCGGGATGATTCGTTTTGTGCATCAGGATAGCGTCAGGATCATGGTTAATCGCTATGTCTACTGGTCTTCCAAGAGCCATCTCAATTCCAACTGATGCTCCACCGCCGCCTGCAAATGCGTCTATAATCAGATTATCAATCATGTCTTTTTATTTCTCCTGAAAAGCTTAATTCAATTCCCAGTTCTTCCTTGATAGCCTGCACATAATCAATCCATTCAGCCAAGCCCTGGTCGA